AAAGACCATGCAATTAGTTGTGTAACAGCGAATGACCAATCAGAAGCTGATATGCAAGCTAATCTTGCTAGTCAAATAGAAGCACAAAAAAATCCTGCTACTATTTCTAAAACAAAAGAGTTTTAAGTCTAGACCTACAATTTTACCTTTGTCTAGGGTATAATACTCTTATAGGAGTTTACATTGGCACTAGGTATTACAGCGATTTCACAGTCCCCGATTTCTGCTTTGGGTAGTCAAAGCGTTTTGGTGCAAGTCACAGGCTTGCCGATAACGACTACTATTGGAAATGAAACGGCCTTTACAAATGTAACTGTTGCTGTATCAGGACAACCATTAAATTCTACTACGGGTAATACAATTATTAATATTGGAGTTCCTGTAACAGGATCTAATGTAACAACCAATATTGGTAATGAAACGGTTACGGGAACTGCAAATGTATTCCCTTCAGGTCAAAATCTAACTTCAGTTATTAATAGTGTTACTACAACAGCAGATGCAAATATAACTATTACAGGATTAACTTTACTTAATCTTAATTTAGGTGATGAAATCATTAAAGCAGATGCAAATGCATTCCCTACTGGACTACCTTCATCTATTAATGAAGGTAGTGTTACTATTGATCTAAACACCCCCGTAGATGTTACAGGTCAATCCTTAACCACAAACGAAGGCTCTGTAACCATTGATCTTAATACTCCTGTAGATTTAACAGGACAAGAATTAGATACTGCATTAAATAGTCCATTAATTACTGCATGGTCAAACGTTGATCCAGATGTCACAAATACATGGACAGAAGTTGATGAGGGTGTAACTAATCGTTGGACCGAGGTTGATATAGCAGCATAGAGGAGTTATAATATAGCAATTATGCCATCAACATATTCACAAGATTTAAAATTAGAACTCATGGCAACCGGTGAAAATGCTGGTACATGGGGAACGAAAACAAATACTAATTTAAATTTAGTCCAACAAGCTATTGCAGGATATGAAGCAATTAATGTAGCATCAGCAGATGTTGCATTGGTAATGTCCAATGCTTCTATATCTAATGCAAGAAATATGGTTCTTAATTTTACAGGAACTTTAACAGCTAATAGAACTGTAACTATACCTAATTCAATAGAAAAATTTTACATACTTAAAGATTCTTCAACTCATGGAGCTTATACATTAACTTTTAAAACTGTTTCAGGTACTGGTTTTACTTTAGATCAAGGTAAAATTCATGCGGCTTATTCAGATGGAACCAATGTAAGTGAAGTTGCATTAAACACTTTAGGTGGAACAATTGGTACACCTCAAATTGATGATGCTTCCGTTACGAATGCTAAACTAGCTGCTAATTCAGTTGATAGTTCACAACTAGTTGCTGATTCTGTAACTAATGCAAAAGTAGCAGCAGATGCTGTTGATACAGATCAGTTAGTGAATAATGCAGTTACTACAATTAAGATTGCAAATGATGCCGTTACTAATGATAAGGTTGCAGACAACGCTGTAAATACAGTACAAATTGTAAATGATGCTGTCACGAATGCCAAGGTTGCGGATAATGCCATTGATACAGCACAAATTGTAAATGATGCTGTTACAAATGCTAAAGTTGCTGATAATGCTATTAGTACTACACAAATAGCTGATAACGCAGTTACTACAGCTAAAATAGTTAATGATGCAGTTACTGCAGATAAACTTCAAAGAAAATTCACAATCAGTACTAGTGATCCATCTGGTGGCAGTGATGGAGATATCTGGTTTAAATATACATAGGAGGCCCCATGGCTAATACCTATGGTAAAGCATCAGGAACATTTAGAAACATAACTACTATTAAAGTAAAAGTAGCGGGTACATGGAGAGAAGTAGTTACTGGTTATGCTAAAGTAAGTGGAGTTTGGAAACCTGTGTATTATTCTTTTATTCAAGCTACAGGTGGAAGTATATCAGACACTACTATTGGTGGTGTACCTTACCGAGTTCATACATTTACATCTACAGGTTCTTTTATTATTTCTAGTGCACCTCCAAGTGCAACGGTAGAAGTATTTATGTGGGGAGGTGGAGCAGGAATAGGTGGATACAATCCTCCAGGTGGTTTAGATCCTGGTAGAAATGGTGGAGATGGCGGTGGTGGAGCATATGCTACTAATTCTTCACTTTCAGTAAGTGCTGAAACATTATCTGTTTGTGTCGGTGGAGGCGGAACAGGTGGATCTGCTGGTGCGGGTGGATCTGGGATTACTATAGGTGGAACACAATATTATTATGGAGGAAAAGGAAACGCTCCAGGGCCTTCTGGATTCTCCCAAGGGGGAGGTGGAGGCGGTGGTGCTTCTGCTTTAATTAGAGGAACAACAGGTTTAATTGTAGCTGCTGGAGGTGGTGGCGGTGGCGGTGTAGAAAGAGCTGCTTTAGGATACTCTGCGGGTAATGGAGGTGGTGGAGGTCAAAATGGAACTCCTTCTCCTCAAGGTGCTTCAGGAGGAACTGCTGGAGCTTCTGGAACAACAAATGGTTTAACTAATAATGCCACAGGAGATCAATCTGCTGGAGGTGGCGGAGGGGGTGGTGTTAATGGTGGTGGTGCTGGAGGAAACCCTGGTGGAGACAATCAAGGGGGAGGTGGAGCTGGTGGAGGAACTTCTCTCGGTTCTTCGGTTACTAATGGAAACCTTCGTGTACCAGGAAATAATACAGGATATAATACAAGTAATTATGGTTATGGAGGAGGCGGAGGATTTCCTCCTTCCCAAACAAATGGAAACCCAGGGTTAGTCGTAATACGATACCCAATACAAACATAATATTATGCCATTAGCAAACGTACAAATTAGACCAGGTATAAATAAAACAGACACTCCTTCAGGTGCTGAAGGACAATGGATTGCAAGTGATTTTGTAAGATTTAGATATGGTCAACCTGAAAAAATTGGGGGTTGGACAGCAATAGGTCAGAAACAAATAGCGGGTCCTGCTAGAGCACAGCATACATGGACAGATTTAGAAGGTAGAAAATATGCAGCTATAGGAACAAATAAATGTTTATATATTTATTACGAGGATGCTTTCTATGATATTACTCCTTTAGACACAGCTATTACATCAGCTACTTTTACTTCTACAACAGGATCAGCAACGGTTACCGTTAATAAAGTTTCTCATGGTTTAGATGTAGGAGAATATTTTAGATTTACTTCAGTTACTTTACCAGGTGGAGGAGTTACAGGATACACTACCGCTGATTTTGAAACTAATACATTTGAAATTTTAACCACTCCTACAACAGATACTTTTACTATTACTATGCCTTCTAATGAAACAGGTACTGGAATGTCTACTGCAGGTTCAGCTTCAATTAACCCTTACGTAGAAATAGGTCCAACTATTCAAACTTACGGTTATGGATGGGGAACTGCTACATATGGAACAGTAGCTTGGGGAACAGGCTCTACAACATCAAACGTTATACTTGAACCTGGAACCTGGTCTTTAGATAATTTTGGTCAAATTTTGATTGCAACGGTTAAAGATAGTAAAAGTTATACATGGGATCCAGGAGTATCAAATCCATTAGATGTTAGAGCCACTCTTATGTCAGGAGCTCCTACATCATCTAGAATTACTATTGTATCAGATCGAGATAGGCATTTAATTCATTTAGGAACTGAAACAACTATTGGTAATCCAAATACACAAGACCCAATGTTTATAAGATTTAGTGATCAAGAAAATTATAGTATTTATGAACCTACTTCCGTTAATACCGCGGGTACTTTTAGACTCGACACAGGTAATAAAATTGTAGCTGCTGTTTCTGGTAAAGATTATAATTTAGTTTTAACAGATCAAGCTGCCTATACGATGCAGTTTGTAGGTCCACCTTTTACATTTTCAATTAGACAAGTTGGTTCTAACTGTGGCTGTATTGGACAGCATGCTGTGGTTTATGCAGACGGTAAAGTTTTTTGGATGGGTGTAGGTGGAGGGTTTTTTGTATTTGACGGTACTGTTAAATTATTACCTTCATTAATTGAAGATTTCGTTTTCACAACATCAGGAAACAATGATGGTGTAAATTATTCATCTAACGAAATTGTTTATGCTTCTCATAACTCTTTATTTAATGAAATTCTTTGGTTCTATCCATCAGGTACTCCTACAAACAATCCTGCAACTCAAAATAATAGAACTGCAGTTTATAATTATGTTGAAAACACTTGGTGCACAATGACATTAGCAAGATCTTCATTTGCTGATGCTTCAACGTATCCAAATCCATATGCAACAGAATACAACACAACAGATACACCGACTGCACCTACAATTAATGGTGTAACTAATACTTTTGGAGCTTCTACTTATTATGCTCATGAAGTAGGAATTAATCAAATTGATTTAAATGGAGCAGAGACAGCAATAGCAGGATATGTACAATCAGGAGATTTTGATATTCCTGTGGAAGGGGACGGTGAATATTTATTAGCCATTAGGAGATTTTTACCAGACTTTAAAAATTTACAAGGTAATGCTAATATTACTTTAAATACAAAAGATTTTCCTATTTCAGGAAATACAACAACGTCTACTTTTATAGTGAATCGAAACACTTCTAAAATAGATACTAGAGTAAGAGGAAGACTTGCTAATATAAAAATTGAAAATACTAGTATCAATGAAAATTGGAGATTTGGAACTTTTAGAGCTGATGTACAACCCGATGGTAGAAGATAATGGCAAAAATAAACGTATATGTTCCTGAACCCCCTCAAGAATATTCAGTAGAAGGATTTAGACAAATTAACCAAGCACTAGAAACTGTAGAAAATCAATTAAATACTTCATTTCAAGAAGATTTAAAACAAGAGATAGAAAGATTTGCATGGTTTAATATGAGGTTTTGTTAATGTCTTGTAATAATGTAAATAGAGAACTACCTTTTGGTTTAGATGTTGCAGCAGGTAAGATACCTGGTGTTAATGCTCTTTATAAATTTGGAGATAATCCTGCAATTAGCAACACGGAAGAAACTATTTGGTCACAAGGTGGAATTTATGTTTACCCAACTTCAGCGGAAGCAGTTTATATAAGTTCAACTGATGCAAATGATACTAGTGCTGGAACAGGTGCAAGAACTGTTAAAGTATTTGGACTAGATGCT